GGCAAGCGGCTTAAGAAACTCCGCCTTGGCGCAGGACTATCGCTGACAGCCGTAAAGACCGCCCTTCGCGTCTCGCACGGCTACGTTAGCCTCATGGAGAGCGGCAAGGCTACAATTACCACGACGAGGGTGCGTCAGTATCGTGACGCGGTTGCCAAGCTATCAAAATCCAAATGAAAACCATCGAAGAACTCCACGAAGAAGCCGCCGTGAATATGCAAATACTCCGCGCCACTCAATTCAACGCCGAGTGCCTTCGCTTTTGCTGGCTGTTGCTACTAGCGGCGTCGGCGACGGTTATCGCTTTCCTGCTTTAACAAAACACCAAACCAAACAATGAGCGAAAACAACCAACTAACAATCAAAGAACAACCGCAACCAAGCGTTGCGCTGATGCTGCAAACAATCTGCGAACGCGGAATCACCGCCGAGAATACAGAGGCAATGACGCAGCTTATGAAACTGCACGAACGCATGGAGGACAGGCAAGCCGAGCGCGACTTCAACGCCGCATTTTCCGCGCTGCAAGCGGAGACGCCGGACATTGTGGCAACGTCCGCTATTCCTAATCGCGGAAAATACGAGCGTTTTGAGGACGTGATGCACGTCATGCGCCCGCTGCTATCAAAGCACGGTTTCAGCGTTTCGTTTTCTCAGGAGACGGGCGACAGAATCACCGTGACTTGCCACTTGCGGCACGCGAGCGGGCATAGTCAGCAAACGAAGTTTGGCGTGCGCCTTGGGGGAAAAGCCGACAGCGAGACACAAGCCGACTGCAAGGCGAGCACCACGGCGAAGCGTAATAGCCTACTACAGGCGCTGAACATCGTTATCCGGCAAGACTGCATGCAAGACGAGGACGACGCGAGAATCACGGGCGAGGTTGTCAGCGCGGAGCAAGCGGCATCACTATTTGAGCGGGTCGAATCCGTTGGAGCGGACAAGTCAGCGTTCCTTTCTTACGCTGGCGCAAAAACCTTCTCAGAAATCAGCGCAAGCCGATATGACGCGCTAGACGCCATGCTCGCACGCAAGGAAAAAGCCAAAGCCTAGCCATGCCAAAGATTCACGAAATAACACAAGGCGATCTCGATTGGCTAACGCTGCGCGTGGGGCGCGTTACCGCCAGTGACTTTGACCGCATCGTTACGCCGGAATTTAAGGCGCGAGACGGAGCAACGCCTTACACCTACCTTTGCGAGAAAATCGCGGAGGCATACAAGGGAAAGCCGATGGCCGGAATATCCACTTGGGAAACCGAGCAGGGCCAACTCCTAGAGGACGAGGCACGCGGCTGGTATGCGATGGAGCACGATGACGTGAAGATTCGCAATGTCGGATTCGTGGAGCACGACAGTGGGCGGTGCGGATGCTCGCCTGATGCACTACTTGGCGAGGACGGCGGACTGGAAATAAAATGCCCGCAGCCGACAAATCACGTTCGCTATTTGCTGGACGGCATCTTGCCGAAAGACTACGCGCCTCAAGTGCATTTCAGTATTTATGTCACGGGCGCGAAATGGTGGCGTTTCGTCTCCTACCATCGCGGCTATCCAGCGTTCGTTCTCCGCGTTGACCGCGACGAAACAATCATGGCAAAAATAGACGCCGCGCTTGCCGCCTTTTATGTCCGCTACGATGCGGCAATGGAGTCTCTCAGAAACAAAACCAACTAAACAAACATCATGTCACTAAAATCAGGAAAACACACTTGCCGCGTTGCGGCTCCAATAAACGGCTGGTTCTGCGAAAGCAAAACAGGCACAGCGGGATTGCGATTGCCGCTAGAAATCACGGGCGGAGAATGCAACGGCACGCACGTTGAATACATCGCATGGCTATCGCACGCCGCGCTAGATCGTTCAGTGAAGACGCTTGCCGACGTTTTCGGATGGGATGGCAATCTTGCCGCGCTCGCCTCGTTAGTTGACTCCGGCCCGTTCGTGGGGCGCGAGTGCGAAATCACCGTTGAGGACGAGGAATACAACGGCAAGATGTATCCAAAAATCAAATGGCTAAACAAAGCTGGCGGCGGAAGCAGCGCAAAGCCGCTGGCGAAAGATGCCGTTGCTGAAATGGTGGCAAAGCTGAACGCGACGGCGATGAAGCTTGCCGCTGAACCGAAAGAGGACGCACCGAAAGCCGCGCCAAAGTCTGCGCCGAAACCGCCGAAAGATGCCGACCTTGACATTACACCCGATGACATTCCGTTTGCTATTCCATTCGCCCCTTTCATCGCGGGACTAGGCGCGGCGGCTTCACTCCTTGCGTAACTGAACCACTTTCCCGCCGTGCATCCACTTGCCGAATCCGACCCAAAGTGCGGCCAAGCGGTGCGTAGTGTTAAAACTGACGGCGAACGCCGTTGGAGCGCATCGGCGGCGGGAATCTTTCAAATAAAACATTATGAGCATCCTAAAACCAGCCAAACCACGCCAAGAGCGCGTCACGGGAAGCGCGGCATCGCACCGCACGGCGGGACGCAAGCGCAAAGAGACTGACAACTATTTCCTAGACGCAATCTTTGGCAACAAAAACACGAAACAAGACAGATGGGAAAGGAGAATCAAATGAAACGCAACGGACACGAATATATTGAGCCGGGACTAGGTGGGCATCCTCGCCTAACCCGTGAAGAACGAGGAGGCGGATCGGCTTCTGTAAATATCGCTTGTGACGACTTCCTGCGCCGACGCGGAATGGCGAAAGTAGATTTCAGCGCGATTCAACAACCGACGAACAAGAAAACCAAATGAACCATACCGAACTAGACTTTGCGCGATACCCTAGCGCGCCCGGCTACAAGCGAGGCGGCACATCCAAGGCGGCTGCTGATTCGATGCGAGCGAAAGCTCCGACGCTGCGGCAAAAGGTGCTAGACGTTCTGTTTCATCAAGACTTGACCGCTGATGAGTGCGCGGCTGAAATTGGCAAGTCGCTTTTGTCAATCCGCCCTCGACTGACTGAATTGCTCGCGCTTGGCAAGATTGCCGACACGGGAGAGACGCGGACGAACGCCAGCGGCAAAAAAGCAACCGTGTGGCGCGCAGTATGAACCCGCACACAATTCGCCGCCTTTTTCCTCACGCATCGCAATCACTAATCGCCGCAAATGAACAAGACTACGGGAAACCTCACGCTGACGATGGACTACCGCCCGCCAAACATCCGAAACCTAAGGCTTCACTGGAGGCAGCTTGTAAAGGAAAAGCACAAGGCGCAAGACGCCCTCATGTCTGCTTTACGCTCTGCCGTAGCCGACTACTCGACTGGGACGCCAAATACGGAGTTCTTAAAGATTTGCTCGACGGGCTTGTCATTGCTCAACTCCTACCGGGAGACAGGGAGGATCAAATCACGGGCGAGTGCCACCAAGTTAAAGTCAAATCCCGAAAGGAAGAAAAAACAGTGATACAAATAACTTTTCCTTGCAATCAGCTCGGCGTCGTGTAGATTTTACGCGCCAGTAATCGCTGGACTTCGATGATACCGATGAAAAACAAACTCTTACAAACGACGCCGTGTGCCGCATCAATTTCTGAAGCGGGTATCACGCACGGCGTCACCATCAAAACATTAAAGATAAGCGGAATCTACTGCGCGATTCATCGCGATAGCGGAATGTGCTATATAGGCAGCTCGGTTGATATTAGGAAGCGAATATCTTCGCATCTTAATTCCTTTAAATACGGAAGCCGAACAAGATTTCATAAGGCAATTCAGTCGCTTGGATTTGAATCTTTTGACTGGGAAATTCTAGATCAATGCAAATCCAGCAATCTACTTGAACGTGAAAGGTTCTATATTGCATTATTTAATTCTGCATCGTCGGATGGATTTAATATAAGAAAAGACCCGTGCGCCACTTATGGGAACATCCCAAGCGAGCAAACCAGAAAGATATGGAGCGACCAACGCCGCAACCCATCCCCTTCAACGCGAGAAAAATTGAGATGCGCGTCGTCTCGACCCGATTCACTGGAAAGACTTAAAAAAGCAAGATTGCACCAGAAGCCTGCCACGGATGCCACTAGGCTTAAGCTGATTCAGTTTCAAAAAAGCAGATCGCCAGAAAGCCGCGCAAGGGCAAGCGCGTCCAACACTGGCAAGAAAAGAAGTAAAGAGTATTGCCGGACAGTATCAGCAAGATTTAAGGGCGGGAAACTAACAGAGCAGCACAAGGAAAAATTGCGGATTGCTAAGAGATACATTTCCTCTGAAACAAGACTGAAAATCGGCGCGGCTTCACGCGGAAGAAAGCACAGCGAGCAATCCTTGGAAAAAATGAGACTTTCCAATATTGGAAGAAAGGCATCCGAAGAAACTCTAAAAAAGCTGCGCGATGCTTGGGTAAGGCGCAAAGCCGCGAAAGGCGAGGAAGAGCACACGCAAATCACGATAACTTACCCTTAATTTAACGTCCCTGACTAAACCTAGTCCTGCCGAGTCTGCTATTAAAGCCATCCGTTGTTCGGGTGTTTCATTTAGTGGTGGGCAAAGTCCTCGGTAGCAGAAACCGCGATTGCGGAGGATGGGGACACCTTTTTACGAACCAATGAAAACCAAAACGCCAAGACGCGAGAGCCATGCCAAGATGATGCTTGGACTGGCACGCACGCACCTTGCCCGCCTTAACGCTGGCACGGCACAGCTTCACGAAATCACCATTGCCGCGCAGGAGGTCGAGCGGTGGAAGAAAACCTTAGCGGACGAATCTTTGCCGCTGATTGACAAGCCTGTTAATGTTTTTGTTAAATAATCCTTTACAGTTAATTTTACAAAAGGTATTATGCAATCCATGTATGCCAAATTGTTCTCTCGCATCGCGCAATCTTCTCTTATGGAGCAAGATGTAGCAACGCGCTACTGCTTTATGATGTTGCTCGCCATTTCCGATCCCTATGGTGACGTAATCGGAACCGATGTGGCGATTGCGCGCACGGTCAACCTTCCGCTCGATACGTTTAAGCGGTGCATCGCCGATTTAATGTCCCCCGATCCAGACTCGAACTCGCAAGCCAAAGAGGGGCGAAGAGTGGTTGAAAGCGAAGCTGGTCGCGGTTACACGATTGTAAATTACCTCACCTATCGGGCCATAAAAAGCGAGGAAGAGAAGAAAGCATACATGAGGGAATATATGGCAAGGCGTCGTAAAGCACAGAAAGGCAACGATGTAACCGATGTAAAGATTTGTAAAAACGTGTTAAGCGAGGTAACACAGTCAGAGGAAGAGTTAGAGAGAGATAGAGAGATAGAGAAAGAGGAAGTAAAGAAGTCGGCGTTGCCTCCTGTTATTTCTAAAAAGCCTGTTGTTCGTCCTTCGCAGGAAGAAGTTGAAGCCTATGCAATCGAGCTAGGGCTTACCAAGAATGACGGGGCTTTCAAGTTTGACGGCTGGCTTTCAAACGGATGGACGGCTAACGGCAAGCCCGTGAAGGACTGGAAAGCGGCGATGCGGACTTGGCAACGCGGCGGATTCTTCCCAAGTCAAAAGGCCGGAAGCCAGCAGAACCGCAGAGCGGGCGAATATCCAGAAACCATTGTAGGAAAAATCATCAAAATATGACCGACACCCCAAAACATACGGGCGAGCTTGGAATCGTCGAAGCGGTCAAAAGGCTGTTGGCGGAAATAGAGCCAGCGACAGAAGCGGAGTGTCACGCCTACGATTTCAAAGCATACATCGCCCCGCAGCTTAAAAGATTCGGCTTTGAGTGCCGTTATCGCACGGACGGGCTAATGGACGGCCTAGACGGGCGCTGTGTGCTTCAAAAGCGCACGCTGGCGGCATTGACCAATATGCTCTGTGGAAAGGGCGCAATCGTCGCTATGATAGGGCAAAGAGGTATTGGCAAAACTCAGATTGCCGCGCAATACGTCATTGATCGGCTTTGGGCTGAACACAACACGGCAAAATGCTCATGGTTTCACTACACAAAGCTGACAACCGTAGTTGCCAAGCTAAAGGCGTTCTATGGCGACTTTGGCACAACCGATATGGCGAGGCTAGAAGCGTATCGGGAGTTTCTAACGCACGCACTTGACCTGCTCATCATAGACGAACTCCACGAAGTTGCAGACGATAGCAGACATAAAGACCGCATACTGTCTGACATATTGGACGCACGATACGCCGCGAAAAAGGACACGCTTTTGATTTCCAACCAATCCGCAAGCGAGTTTTCCAAGGCTACAAGTCCCTCGATTATCTCACGGCTAAACGAGCACGGCGGGATTATCCCTTGCGAATGGGAATCTTTTAGAGAGAAACCAGCGATATGAATTATGAACACACCAGTAAATTGCACAGACTCAGAACTCTCTAATTTGATAGAGATTGAGGATTGACTGCGCTCCTGCGAATAGATACCTTGTGAATATGAAATCTGAATTGACGAGAAAAAGAATGTCTGAATCTGCAAAGGCAAGATGCACCCTCGATTGGAAAAAAGCACAGTCTGAAAAACGAAGGTTCAAAGACGAAACCCATATCGTAACTGCGTATCAGTCCGGCATGACGCAGATTGAAGTTGCGAGAAAATTCTGCATATCCAGAAAGATAGTGGAGAACGCATTGCGAAGGGCTGGCGTAAAATGCAGGCGTAAAGTTAAGCGCAACCAAACCGGGCCTCTTAATGATAATTGGAGCGGGCGGTCAGCAACTATACTTAGCAAGCACAAGAGGCTATACAGAGCATTTGGGCAACCATCTAAATGCGATGTTTGTGGCACTACCGATGAATCTAAGCACTATGATTGGGCGAACCTTTCCGGCGACTATGACGATCCATTGGACTTCAAAAGAATGTGCCGTTCTTGTCATTGGAAATACGACAAAAAGCATTTGAATTTAAAGGGAGCAAAGGGTGCGCGCGGGCATCGGGGGGCCATTGGCGCAAAAAAATGAGCCTTCCGTTAAACTGCACTCAGGAGGAATTAGACAAGTATTTACAAAACCTTAGCGAAGGATATTTATGCCATTACGAACACTACATTTGTTTTCCGGCGCGGGAGGGGGAATCCTCTGCGACCTACTACTCGGACACCAACCCGTCTGCGCCGTCGAGATTGAACCCTATTGCCAGCAAGTCCTACACGCACGGCAAAAAGACGGTACCCTTCCTTGGTTTCCCATCTTTGACGATGTTAAAACATTCGACGGAAAGCCGTGGAGAGGACGGGCTGACGAGTGCGCGGCGGATTTCCTTGTCAGGACATTTCCAGCGCAGGAAAAGGAGTCGGTATCAGCGGAGAGCGCAGCGGACTTTGGCGAGAAATGGCAAGAGTGGTTTGCGAAGTTAGACCCCGTTACGTCTTTTTGGAAAACTCGCCAATGCTCACTATTCGCGGACTTGGAGTTGTCCTTAGAGATTTGGCCGCGATGGGGTATGATGCGAAATGGTGTGTGCTTGGAGCTTGCGACGCCGGAGCACCCCACAGGCGGGAACGAATCTGGATACTTGCCTACTCCGCGCGCCACGGACGGGAACAAGGGGACACGGACGGCGGAAGGTGCGGCGAAGGAATGGGAGCGAGGGAAGAACAAGGATTTAGGAATGGTTGCCGTGCTCTGGCCGACGCCAACGGTGAACGGATGGAGATCGGAGGGTGCGATATTGCAACTGAGGGAGCTAGTGGACGCGGGAGTGTTAGCGGAGGGAATGGCGGAGGGAACATTGCGCCCGGCGCGGATGAAAACATGGCCGACACCGACCGCCCACAACGCCAAGGAACAGGACAGCCCAACGGAAGCACTTCGCAACACGCCGAGCCTTTGCAGTCTAGCGCGTGGTGGGGACAAGACCCAGCCGAGACACCTGAATCCGGCGTGGGTCGAGTGGCTAATGGGGTGGCCCATCGGGTGGACAGACTTAAAGCCATTGGCAATGGACAAGTTCCACAAGTGGCGGCTCTCGCATGGCGAATACTCAGCGAAGGAATAATATGACCAAAACATCAGTATCAATGCCCGCCGATTTGCTCGCGTGGACACAAGCCGAAGCGAAGAAGCGCGACTCGTCAGCATCGCGCCTGATTTGCGACCTGATCGAACTTGAACGCCGCGCATCAGTTTTTGTGAGACTTGAAGCACTTGAAAAGAAAGTCAAAGAACTAGAGAACAACCAAACCAAATGACCGCACAACGCCGCCACGAATACCACGCAGACCGCGCACTTGACCGCGACCTTGCCGAGACAATCGCCGCCGATTGCTGCGAGAATTGCGGGCGCGAGCTTGTGAATGACAAGTGCGAGAAGTGCGAGAAACTTTTAGAGAACAAACAAACCAAAACACCATGACAACAGACACACTATTCAACATCGAACCAACGAAACCGACGAAGCTACAAGCCGCGAGGCGTGCGCTTGAGGATGCCGTCGCTGAATACGATGCCGC